TACAATGAGAAACATCAAGTCATTCAAATCATAGAACCGAATGGGATTGTCGTCAAAAAGGATCTTCAATCATACTTCCATTGAACGCAATCATCTGTTCGCCTGCTGAAATCGCTCTCAAAGAGATTGAAAGCGATTCTGTCGATATAGTCCTTACCAGCCCGCCGTATAACTTTGGGAGAGAGTATGATTCGCATGATGACAACCTTGCTGTTGACGACTACTCAAGTAAACTGTTCGAGATATTTGACGAATGCATCCGTGTTCTAAAACCGGGTGGCCGCTTTATAGTCAACGTTCAACCGAACTACAAGGATAATTATCCCACTCACCATGTTGTGACCCGATATATGATCGAACGGGGACTCATTTGGCGAGGAGAAATTGTTTGGTTGAAAAATCACCTTCGTAAATTGACAGCTTGGGGTAGTTGGAAAAGTCCTTCGTGCCCGTATCTCAGTTACCCGTTTGAATTCATCGAAGTCTATTCGAAAGGTAGCTTGAAGCATGAGGGTGCGGCCGATGATATTGATATCACCAAAGACGAATTTATTGAATATGTCAACGGACATTGGGCCTTCACGCCAGAAACAAGAATGAAACAATTTGACCACCCGGCGATGTTCCCTGAGAAACTTGTGAAACGTTGTCTCAAATTGTTTAGTTTTCAGAATGACATTGTTCTTGATCCTTTCAATGGTGCGGGAACAACGACTCTTGTGTGCAAAAAAATGAAGAGGCGTTACATTGGTATCGACGTTAGCGAAGAATACTGCCGAGTAGCGAGAGAACGTATCGAAAAATTACGCAGTCCTTTAGAAGATTTCTTTGTAGAGAAATGATGTCATGCCTAATCTCACAGACTGGCTGAAAGCCATAAACCAGAACAAGCAACCGTTGCTTGACAACCCCGAAGATGCCCGAGACGAAGCCTCGTATCTTCCCTTTGTCGTCAACAGATGCCTGTCATATTTTCCTGATACAATCTTTCAGGCAAACGAGATGAACGGCAGTCATATCATTGACCACAAGTTGCAGTTTGACTACTTGCTCAACGCCGTGAAGCGACGAAAGCGTTTTAGTCCATGGTTGAAGCCAGAGAAACCAGATGACCTAGAAGCTGTCAAGCAATACTACAGCTACTCAAACCGCAGAGCAATCGAAGCTCTGGTGTTGCTGACTCCTGAACAGGTCGAACGGATCAAACACCTATTGGACACCGGAGGTACTCGCAAGAGACGCTAAAGCCTTGAATCGCTAAATATGGATAACTATCATGTAGTATTCATGGGAATGATCCAGCGATTTGAGGTAGTAAAATGTCCGAAGAGGATAGACGAATCACGCCTATTGGTGTGGAAGATTTGATTGAGATCCGTTTGCGTCAACCTGACGACTTTCTGAAAGTCCGTGAGACGCTGACCAGAATTGGAGTTTCTTCACGAACAGAGAAGAAGCTGTACCAGTCTTGCCATATCTTACACAAGAGAGGTAAGTATTACATCGTTCACTTCAAAGAATTGTTCGCACTCGACGGAATGCCGACAAACTTCTCTGCGAACGACGTAGCACGACGAAATACAATCACGAACTTGCTTGCCGAATGGGAGTTGGTTGAGTTAGTTGAACCTGACCGTAGTGCGGAACCAGTGGCAACTGTCAGCCAAATCAAGATACTCTCATACGGCGAAAAAAGTCAGTGGCAGTTGCAACCAAAATACAATATTGGTAAGCGACGGTACTAAATATATGTAAGAGTTTTATTATGAACGACAGAGCAGTCCTGAAATTTTATAAAATGTATCCCGATGTGGCTGACCCACGTTTTGGAACCGAACAAGCTGCATGTTTTGATATTCACGCCCACTTCACTAGTAAAACTGTTCGTCTCTATGATGCGAACAATGACCTAGTGCCAGTCACTCCTATTCCTGGTGTAATAATGGATGGCCGTCGTGGTATCCTCATTCGACCCGGTTGCCGGGCATTGGTTCCGACGGGACTTGTGTTTGACACCCCCGAAGGATACTCCGTTCGTTTGTTCTCGCGTTCTAGCGTGGGTATCAAAAAAGGCTTGCCATTAGTGAACGGTGTTGGTGTGTTTGACTCGGACTATTTTGGCGAAGCGATAGTTTCCCTGCACAACATAACGAACGAGACTCTGACGGTCGGCCACGGCGAACGCATCGCCCAAGCTGAGTTGGTCGAGTTACCCAAATATGATTTGATTGAGACCGATGTTCAACCCTCACAGACTACAGACCGTGTGGGTGGCTTTGGTTCTACTGGTACATGATTAGAAAATTTAGGAGGCAGAGAATGGCGCAGTTTGATAAGGTGATGTCTACAGGCAAAGAGCATCAGAAGTTTGATTCAGGTAGTCGTCGTGATTCAGCAGAGGGTAAGGGCCGACCTGACCTGTTGCCGGTCCATGCTCTGATCCGCATTGCGAAAGTCTGTGACCCGTTCGTGGTTCCGATCCATGGCATCATTCGGTTGTCTGTTCACTATGAAAACGGTGCCGTTAAATACGGCGACCGCAACTGGGAACTAGGACAACCGTTTTCTCGTTACTACTCGTCAATGTTTCGTCACCTAGAGAAGTGGGTTGGTGGTGCCCGTGAGGAAGACCACCTTGCCGCGGTTGTATGGAACGCCTGTGCTATCATGGACCATGACGAACGCATCGAACGTGGTCTGCTCGACCCGCAATGGGACGACATGCCGAAGTGTCCTGAGTCGGGTCTGCCTGTCAACGCATTCACGTCGAACGACATCAAAGTTGCTTCGTGGAATCCTGAGATGCGAAATATTGCTGACCATGCTTGGGTTGCTTTCAACCATATGCTCTGGTGGATTGGTGGGGACAGAACGGTTGACCACCTTGCTATCATTGCCCGGGCTGGCATGAGTATGATTGACCTAGAGGAGAGGGTCGAACGGGGCCTCATTGGTGACGTAGCAGTAGACATGCACGACCTGAAAATCTTTGTGCCTGGTGAGTTCCTTGAAGCTGACCGCAAACGTAAAGAGGCAGAGAACAAGCCGATGCTGTTGGTTGAGAATGAAACTGGCAAACCGTTAGGCGAATTGCTTATTCAGCCAGTTACAAAACGTCGAGGCCCCGGCCCCGATCCTGAGGATATGAAACGACATGATGCTCATAAAGTTGGAACGCATGTCACTGAGACAGAATGACCCAAACGTTGAATGATATTGTAATGGGAATAGTACAGGCTGACCTGCATGAGCGGTTCGGTCCTGGCTGGTCTATCGAAGTGGCAGAACATCCAGAGCGGTCTGGTGTTGTGCAGATTCGTATCCGTCGTGGAGAGATTGACACCGAAGGGTCGATAGCTGCTAATGCCAATATCTTGGTGAACAGTTTGTCAGACATGGTTGAAGGTAAAAGTATCCAGGAACAAGTGTATGAAGCCATCGGTGACGATTGGCATCCACCCTACTACTTGAGTACAATTGGTGTGAACACCTGCAAGCATGTCCATGAAGAAGTGGCATTTAACTTAGACCAGTTCGCTTGGACTGAACAGAACAATCCCGAATGACTGAATTTTATACTAACGTCCGTGTGTCTCGAAACAAGATTTTGTATCGAGCGATCCGTGATGGTAAGTCGGTGTCTGAGGAAATCAACTACCAACCAAGGCTGTTCGTGCCTTCTCAGGGCGACAGCGTTTGGCATACCTTGCAGGGCGAGTCGGTTGAACCTATAGAACCCGGTACTATCCGAGAGTGTCAAGATTTCTTGAAACAATACAAGGACGTTGATGCTTTCAAGGTCTATGGTAACAACGACTGGGCGGTGCAATACATCGCAAACCTGACTGATGGTGATGAAGTCCACTACAACCTTGACCAGATGACCGTCGCGTTTCTTGACATTGAAACGGAATGCGAGAAGGGATTCTCGAATCCCGAGGACGCGACCGAACGTATCAACGCTATCACCGTTCGCGTGAAAGACCAACGTTGGGTGTTTGGTTTGGGTGACTTTTCTCCACCATTCAAAGGTGTTGATAATACTTTGACAACAACTTGTCATTGCTATACCAATGAAGCAGACTTGCTGGAAGATTTTGTTGAGTTGTGGGCAAAGTTGAAGCCAGATATCTTGTCCGGATGGAACGTTCGGTTCTTTGACATACCATATCTGGTGAACCGCATCACAGAAATCCTTGGTGAGAGACAAGCCAAGCGGTTGTCTCCATGGAAACAAATCAGGACCAAGACCATCAACAAGTGGGGCCGAGATTACACGGTCTACGAGTTGCTTGGCACTTCGACACTCGACTTCTATGAGTTGTTCAAGAAATACACTTACCAAAACCAAGAGTCTTGGAAGTTAGGTCATATCGCTTTCGTTGTGTTGGGTGAGAAGAAGTTGTCGTATGAAGAATACGACCACATGGCGACGTTCTATCGAGAGAACTTCGAGAAGTTCATTGCGTACAACGTACACGATGTCGATTTGGTCTATCGTATGGACGAGAAGCTGAACTTGATTGACCTGCATGTATCGCTTGCCTATCTGGCAAAGATCAACTTCGAGGAAGTGTTCTCGCAAGTGAGAACTTGGGACGCTCTTATCTACAACCATCTGCGTGATCGCAACATCGTGATACCGCAGAAGGAAAACCGAAGTAAGACGGAGCAGTACGCAGGCGCATACGTCAAAGAACCCATCACAGGCGCCCATGAATGGGTTGTGTCGTTCGACTTGAATTCATTGTACCCACACTTGATTATGCAGTACAACATCTCTCCAGAGACCATCGTTGAAAAGCACGATGTTCCTGAGGAGTTAGCTGACCTGTGGGGCAAGCCGTTGGTCGATAGGTTGCTGGTCAAGAGCATCGACACACAGCCAGCGAAAGACCATAACCTGTGTCTGGCTGCGAACGGCCAGTTCTTTGTACAAGACCGCCGCGGCTTCTTGCCAATCCTTATGGAAGAGATGTACAACAACCGCAAGGTATCAAAGAAAATCATGCTTGAGGCTCGACAGGATATCGAGAAACTCAAAGAGCGACAAGAACAAGGTGAAGATGTCAAAGCCGAGATCAATGAGCTAAGCATTCGGGCGACCCGTTCTTCCACCAGAGAACAGGGGTTGAAGATTTGTCTCAATAGTGCTTATGGTGCGTTAGGGAACCAGTATTTCAGGTTCTTTGACATCCGTAACGCCGAAGCGATTACGCTTGGGGGCCAGCTTTCTATCAGATGGATCGAGAACGCCCTCAACAAGTTCCTCAATGAGACACTAAAGACTGAGGACTACGAATACATCATTGCCGCAGACACCGACTCTGTGTATATCAGGTTATCGAATCTGGTTGAGCAGGTATGCAAGGGTAAAGACACCGATGCAATCGTGCGATTCCTCGACA